CGCTAGAGTAGGATCATCAACCTCAAACTCCAGATTAGGAAGAAACCTATTCTTAAGTTTAGACCATGTTCTCATCATTAATCAACCTCTGATAGCCGGGGCAATCATCAATCAACGTCATCATAGATTCGTCGGATACAGTCAAACCCTCAACACCATTATACTCGTACCAGTTACCAATATGTTGCTTCTCTTCCTTGCTGCAACCACACGGATCATCATCCTGTTCCTTCCACGGACAGAACATTGTTGAATAGTGGGGACGATACCAGTATTCCCAACGCCGCTCCTTCTTATTATGCTTCCACTCGTACACACCATCTAGAACGTCAGGCAATGCGAGCGAGTTAGTTTGATACGCATCAAGCGCATCCTCAACCTGACCAATACGATGCGTAAGCACATCCTTACCAATAGGATCAACATAATAAAACACAGGCTCAGGCCAGCGCCTACGATAATCCGGCGTAGTAGGCAGATACAAAATACCTACACTATGCACACCCGGCATACCATAATGGTAATAAGCACTAACCTGCATAACATGCTCAGGCTTAGGACCATCAAGAAATCCGAACGACGTACCACTAATAGTCTTATAATCAACAAGCATAAGATTACCATGCTCATCATTCATATAAGCATCAGCAGTGCCAACCCAAGGGTACTTATGTTCCTCGCATACAACCTCAACTTCGCTAGCATACGGCTTATGATACTCACTCATGATAGCATGAATCTGCTCATGAATAGCCGTGCCCTGTAGAAGCGGTAGCGTGTTCATCCAAGGCTTGTCCCACACATCAGGATAACCATGATAATAATAGAGCACAGTATGCCTATCGTTCTGCAAATGGCTGGAGAAGTGTAGCATACCATCGTTGCGGGGCCGATTGGTAGCCTTCTTTAGAGTGCTAATCAGACTCTTCATAATCGTGCCATTCCCCCTCCGCAAAATCATTACCATCATAAACACGAATATGAAACTCGTCATCTTCCTTCTCGATGAGAAGTTCTACGAGTTTCTGCCCATTGTAAAACACACCAGCCTTAAAATAATCATCCTCAGACTTGGTAGCAAACTTATACACGCTGCTTCTCCTTCATCTTACGAGCCTGACGCAGAGCCTTAGCCTCCGCCTTCTTCTTACCACGCTCCAGCCGACGATTAAACGCAGCCTCCATCTTAGCCTTCTTAAGTGTGCCCTTAAGAGCCATGCTAGTCATTCTCCTTATCAAACCACAAAACAGTAGCCTTGTATCGGGGACGGCCCTTCTTATCAGGAAACCTACGGAACGCCCAAGTCTTATACCCCATATCATACAACATATGGCTCACCCCATTGAGTGTAGGGCTTGTTCCAACAAACTCGTTATCCAACTCAATATGCCAAGCCACCACAGGATTGATTCCAGAAGGGCGACCTCTCTTACGCTTGTATGTAACAACTACCTCATGCTCCTTACGCTGTTTCTTTTTCTTCTTACTCATCAGAATCCGGGTTCCCACTTAACATCCTTATCATTAATATTACTATTATTCTTATTTTTATATGTATATGAATACTTATTCTCTATATATTCTCTATACTCTCTATCCCATTCTAGATACTCTTCATATGTATAAGGCTCATTATTCTTCATAAGATCCCTCCACGATTCATACTTGTATCTTACCATACTTATTCTCTCTTGTCAAGTTACGATTATGTTAAGATTACTAGGGGACTAGGACTCGAACCTAGATTCTTGGGACCAAAACCCAATGTCCTACCATTAGACGATCCCCTAATGCGGGTAGAGGGAGTCGAACCCTCATGCTTCGCAGCGGCAGATTTTGAGTCTGCTGTGTATTCCAATTCCACCATACCCGCGAACCTTTACTGCTTGGCTACATTAACAATTTCACTATCATAGTTAATATCATACTCAAGCATAAACCGCTCAATCCCCTCATTATCAAGAAGATCCTTAGCCGCCTCCTCGGCATAATCCATATCAGGCGCCTCAACAGTAAGCGTAACACTCACAGGCACCATAACAGTAACCTCGTACTCATTCCTAAACCACTCAGGATCAACATCAACACCCATACGCTGAAGAGCACTAATAGTAGTATTAAGATCAATACCAGTATCATCCATACTATTAATAACACCGTCAACAAACAAACTCATATCAGACCGCTCAGCACAACGAGCCAAAAGAGTATAAACAATAGGAAGAAGAATACTAGCATCACTATGCTCAGTCAAACTATTATCCACAATCTGCTTCCTAAGCATATTAACTTCAGTCTCCAGAGCAACAATCATATCCTTATGATAATCAATCTCACTCATCATAATCTCCCTTATCCCAAGTATTAAGCCTATTACCAATAGCCTTACGCGCTTCTACAATAGCATCAGCATAATCCCAAGCCCTAGCATTAGCACTATCCGGCGTAGGCTCACCCGGAAGATTACCATCATACGCTTGGGTAATACGCTGTGCTGCAAGATCCAGAATCTCCAACACAATCACAAGATTCTGCGCACAAGCATCCAAATATGCGTCACGCTTATTACTCAATGCCATCCTCCTGCATATAATCATAATACGCATCAGCCTGCGCCCACAACCACTCATCACGCAGCCTATCCAACTCTACCCAACTAATCTCATCATCAGGCTGAACGTCAAACTCCTCATCATCATACCAACCATCACCAACTACAACAGTCATTAAAACCACCCCACAATCTGATCGTAATACTTAGGATCCGTCATCATCTTATCCATCTTCTCATCCAAGTCTGCTACCAACTCAAAGTAGTCAGACTCACGCTCTACAAGATCCTCAAAGTTATCAAACTCGTCCCACTCTTCACCAGTAAAATCATCCATCGTGACCCATACTCCTTTATAGTAGATTTCCATTGTGCTACGCTACGGCGTACACATCTTCGGTTACAAAATCAACTGCCTTCTCGGCCTGATTAGCAGCAGAGATTAGCAGTCCCGGCTCTTCCTTGCAAGCCTTCGCCCAACCCTTAAGATACGCAGCAGACTGCTCCATATCCGCAGGAATGTCAAACGCACCACACAGCATAGCAGCACCAAACTCGGCTACCAACTCTTCCTTAGCATACGTGCTAGTACCAAACCCAGCCCGCTCCAACCGCTTAAGCCTATCATCATGCCCAGTAGCATGAATAATCTCATGCCCTAGAGTCTGAGCATACCACGACTGACGCTTAAAACTATCAGGCGTAGGCATCTGGATAGTATCCATGCTAGGAATGTAGCAGGCACGATTACCACCATGCTCATACGCAGCAAGACTACCACGACACCAATCCTCTAGCACGTTAATGCCGGGGTACTCATCCTCAGCGTCAGGCTGAAGCGGAGCCTCAGAGTCATCATCATACTCAGGCAGATTATCAATCATAGAAGCGTGGAACACCTTGTAATACTTGACATTCCACCAAGTCTTAGTCTCTACTTCACCCTTATCATTCTCAACTTCGGCAATAGCCGGAGCGTTATACACTACGATAGTAGACTTGCTACCCTTCTTGACCTTGGCACCAATCTCCTTCACATTGTTAAACGTGAACCATCGCGGATCCGTGCTACCAAACTGATCCTGTAGCATACCCAGATAGATACGATTAAACCCGTTGTAGAGGCGACCACTAGCACCATTCTGAGGCTGGTAAGCCTTGCTAATAACCCAAGGCTGTTGCCACACGGCCACGCCCTGCTCCATCTGCTCAATAAGTCCCGCAGTAACCTGCTGGTACAGTTCCTTCTTAAGTTCCGGCTTCATCACTTGTCTCCTTTGGTATTTCAGGTTTCCGGCAACTCTATCTCTCTATATAATCTCTCTTCACTTCGTTACAGAGAGATTATTAGAGAGTATATAGACTAGGCTTTCTCAGCCCTCTTGCAGTAGGCGACGCCCTCAGCGTGAGCATCATTAGCATTATCATAGGATGCGTAGTATTCCCAACCATTATCCTCGTCCGGGACATACAAATCGTATGCTCTACCAAACTCATTTTCTACCTTCTCAATGATATAATCGTTGTAGTATTTCTCAGTCATTTTACAGCCTTTCTAAGCAATTTACATGCCCCACTAGTAGGGTAGCACTACCCACACCCTCCAAGGCCCTTAGAGAGCCTGCAAAGGGCCTTAAAATGGACGCTACACCTACACCATATGGTCTAGCGCATCACGAATGTCATCAACATTATTAATAGGCTCGCTAAGTGTCATCACATCCACACCATGACGCGCCATGATACGCGGACCACGCTCAGGCTGCTCCGCAGTAACATACCCATACTCCATAATAGTACCGCCCGGAGAGAACGAAGCGAACAGGTACACGTCGTCATCGAACGGGTCGCACACGGTACCATCATCATACATGAACACGGTAACATTATCAAAAAACATTTTACTACTCTCCCTTAGCCTTTCTCGCTTCATCACAAGCCTGAACATGCCCAGCATACCACTCGCGGAACGCTATATCCTCCGCATTGACACGCTCCTCGTGCCAATACTCACGAATAGCGTAGCCGGGCTCACGATCACCCTCGTCCACATCTTCGTACCAATCCAACCAATCATTGTCATCATACATATTTGCCTCCTTAGGCTACAAGGTACACGCTACGCGGCGACCGGGCGCTGCTCCCACACGTACGCAATCTCGTTCCAATCATAACCCATGCCCTCCAACTCCTCGCGCAAGTCGGCAAGCGCATCGCTCGTGAGATTGTATTGCACATGATCCACCACGTCCAACACGTCCACGATCTCGTCATTGAGTTCTACACGGTAACGCATACTGGCCTCCTCGGCTGATCGACTAGGCATAGCCTACACAAGCCTAGCCACAGTGTCAAGTAACGATTTTGTAAAGGTCTGTTTTCCGCTTAACCGTGCGGCTTCAGATCTCAAAGCGCTGCTGGTCGGCACCCACACGGGAGCAGGTGGGCAGGCCCTTGGGCTCGCTACCCGTGCGCTTGCCACGCTTGGCGTAGCCCTTGCCCTTGCTCGCATAGCGGGCAGCCACACGCTCGCTGTGCCTGCTGCTCAGGCGCTTGACGCGGAACCGCTGACCATCGATCACCACCGAAACAGAGTTTCGGCCACGCTTACCCATCCGACCGATGACCTCGACCTCACCGTCCTTGCCGTCCTTGACGGCATCCGTGCAGACCTTGCAGGCCCCGGTCTCTACGAGACCCTTGCGAGGCTTCTTGTGGAAACCACACACCTTGCACTTGACCTTGCCCGACGGTGCGGCCTTCGGCTCCTGCGTCGTCGGCTCGTCCATGCTGAGCGTGGAGCGCAGCGCAGCGAGGTCCTCGGCGGAGAGTCCTTCGATCTTGGCAATCATCTCGTCGGTCGTCATCTTTACTCCTTCTTGGTTTCTATCTCTCTTCACTTCGTTCAGAGAGATATAAACCTAAGAAGAGAGTAGGGTTTCCAAGCCGATCTCCCTAATCTATATCTTATAGAAGATATAGATTAGAACTATCCTAATCTAGTATAGACTAAATAATGCCAAAGGCACTTATTTAGTAACTATACTATTAGGATAACCATAACTATCTCTGATAGTTAAACTAGACTACAAAGTAGTCTAAACGTACAATCTAGTAGATACTCCGTATCATACTAGATTTGGCTTAACTAAATAGATATACAGTAGTTACTAGTAACTACTATATCTATATTATCTAACCAAGTAAAAGATACTAATCATAGATTAGTATAAGTATCTTCTATAGTAATATATATATTATATATATATACTATAGGGCTGGCTGATAGTAAACTATGCTAGGTATAGGTATTATATATAATACCTAAGTCGAATGTAAAAACCTTGGTACCAAAACTAGTATGGGTCTACCCCCACCCTATCATAAAAGATTTTACAAACTTTGCTTTGTAAAATCCGTATACACATACCCATACCCCCGTTATGACCCACCCACATATATATAATTACTATGCATATATTTTTTGAACATTATGAGTTTTGGCTTAAAACTGTTATATTATGTTAAGGTTTGATTAAGATTATGATTTTTGTTTCCGGTTTGTGTTGTTTTGTTCGTTGGTATTAGTGTAGGGCTATTTTTTTTTATTATCCTGAGGGGGTGTTTTATGTCTTACGCGAATATGGATGGTGTTCCTACTCAGACGGCGGGGACTAGTGAGATTCTAGCGTCGGATTGGAATACTTATGTTCGGGATAATTTTGATTCGATTAAGTCGGGTCATATTGTGTGTACGTCGTCTACTCGTCCTAGTGGTGTGCAGGAGGGGACGATGATTTATGAGACGGATACGAATCTTATTTATATTTATAATGGTTTTTCGTTTACGCAGAATAATTTGTCTCCTGTTGGTATGCTTAGTCCTTTTGCTGGTTCGTCTGCGCCGGATGGGTGGTTGTTGTGTCATGGTCAGGCGGTTTCGCAGACTACGTATGCTACATTGTTTGCTTTGATTGGTTCAACGTATGATGTTACTTCGCCGGGGGCGGGTAATTTTAGGGTGCCTGATTTGCGTGGGCGCGTGGTTGCTGGTGTTGATAATATGGGTGGTACTGATGCTGGACGTTTGTCGTGGCAGAATACGCTTGGTACTGTTGGGCCCTCTAGTATTAGTACGGATGGGGGCACTCAAACACATACGCTAATTACTAGTGAAATTCCTTCGCATAGTCATACGTTAACTGCTGCGTTTGCTGATACCGCTCAGGCTATTAATAATGTGGGCACTACGTGGGGTTCTTTGTCTGGCGCAACGCAAACAAAAACGAGTTCCGACACGGGCGGCGGCGGGGCGCATAATAATATGCAGCCTACGATTCTGTTAAATTATATTATTAAGTATTAGGGGTTTTGGGGTGTTTAATTCTAATGTTCAGCCGAAGATTCGTAAGGTAGATGTGCCGAAGGAGTCTTGGTCTTGTGTTAAGTGTTCTAGTGAGAATCAGTATTATATGCGTAGGTGTGGTACGTGTAATAGTCGGAGGCCGCATTAAGGAGTAGTTGTGGGTAATTATTCGTATGATTCGGAGAAGTTGTCTGCTAAAGCGTTAGAGGCTACTATTCTAGAGTTTCCTGAGAAGATGGGCTGGTTCTTGTCTAAGGGTTACGCGCCGCATTATTATCAGGTTTTGTTTCATACTGATAAGAATGGTAAGAATCTTACTCGTTTTCGGCATTTGGTTGCTGGGCGGCGTGGTGGTAAAACATTGTCAGCGGCTTGGGAAGTGTTGTTTTATTGTTTGCATCCCGCGCAGTTTCATTTGGATGCGCATGGTAAGAAGAATAATGAGTCTCCTTTGTGGGTTTGGGCGCTCTCCGCGTCGTATAAGGTGGGCCGCCCTTCGTATTTGACGTTTCGGGACGCTTGTATTAAGGCTGGTCTTACGATTGGGAAGGAAGTTAAGGAGAATAAGGGTGGTTTGCGGTTCGAATTTGAGAATGGGAGTCTAGTAGAGTTTAAGTCTGCTGAGGATCCACAATCTCTTCGCGGCGCGGGCCTTGATATTCTCTGGATGGACGAGGCCGCGTTTGTTAAAACGGACGAGGCTTGGGGTGTTATACGCCCATCCCTCTCAGATAAGCAAGGATTGCTTATCACAACGACCACTCCTAACCAGAAGAACTGGTTTTATGAAGAATTTTTTAGTGATGATGCTCGCAAGGACATTAATAATAGTCGTGTAGAGTATCGGAGTATTGATAATCCGTATTTTCGTCGTGAAGAATGGGAATATGTGAAGTCTAGGTATCACCCGCTGCTATTCGCACAAGAGTATATGGCGAGTTTTGACAGTATGGCAGGCAAAGACCTAGCCGGGGACTGGCTTCACTACTATTCTAGCGAGGATCTTATTGATGAAGAGGGTAAACCGCTTAAACTGCGTAAATATATGGGAGTTGACCCGGCAATTAGCCTCTCCGCTAATGCGGATAGGTTCGTAATTACCGTTATAGGGGTTTCAGACTCTAACGAAGTGTTTCTACTAGAACAGTTTGCGGCTCGTATCCCGTTCGCGGAGCAACTTATTCGGATCGAAGAGTATTATATTAAGTATAAGCCTGATATTATTGGTATTGAGTCTAATGCTTATCAGGCGGCTCTAGTGCAGCAGACTGAAAGACTGCAAACGATGCCGCCGGTTGTTCCGTTGTTTGCTAAGGGTAAGAAGTGGGAGCGTATTCTTGCTATGAGTCCGTTGTTTCGGATTGGTAAGGTGAAGATTAAGAAGGATCATACTGATTTTATTCAGGAGTGGGTTGATTATGATTCGTCTGCTCGTGCTCCTGCGGATGACTGTTTGGATAGTATGGAGATTGCGCTTCGTACTGCGGGTGCGCTTATTGGTGATTTTGGGGCGCCTGCTCCTGTTGAGAATGGTTTACCGGATTGGGTTCTTGCGGATCGTCCGGGTAATAAGAAAGAGGATCGTTATGTTGACGAAGTTATGGGGAGTTTTTGGTAATGCCTGAGTTTTCTAATATTCGTGGTAATGGTGCTGATGCTATTACTGGTGAGCGTTGCGCTCCGGGTGAGCGTGTTTTTGATACGGGGATTCGTAATCGGGTTGCTCCGTATATGAGTAATCATCGGACTCGTGTTCTTAAGGAGGCTACGATTGTTTGGCTGGCGGAGCAAGCAGGATATGATGTTGTTAAGCGTGATGCGGGAGATTCTGGAGACGCAGAAGTCGTGGACGGAGCGGATGCTAGCGTTGGAGGAGGAGAGGCTGAGGCTGGAGAGGTTAAGGCTGGAGGGAGCAAAGCCCCTAAGCGGCGTTCCAATGGGGCATCTAAGGGTAAGTGAAGAGGAGCAGGACGCTGATTGGGCATTAGATAATGGTATTATTACGCCTTTTGAGTATAATGAGATTTTATCTAAGACTGGTTTGGCTTCTACTGATTTAAAATTTGAGTAAGGAGGCTCGTATTGGACGATACTAGCACACAGTATGTAGATGATATTCCTACTGGTTTTGCTTCGGCGGCTAGTCTCGTTAAGCGTGTCGAAGAGTTGTCGCGTCAGCGTGATCTTATGGAGCGGCAGTGGAAGTTGAATTTGTCGTTTTATAAGGGTAAGCAGTATGTGTTTTATAATCGTAAGTCTCGTCGGATTGAGGCGTTGCCTGTTGAGGATGGTGATAAGCCGCGTTATCGTGTGAGGCTTGTGTCGAATCAGATTGCTCCGAATACGCAGAGTCTTCTTAGTCGGCTTGTGAAGTCTAAGCCACAGTTTTTTGCTACGCCGGGTCAGGCGTCGTATGAGGCGCAGAAGGCTACTGAGGTTGCTGAGAATCTTCTTGATTATTGGTGGGATGCGTTTAGTCTTACTGAAAAGCGTGAAGAGGCGATGATGTGGGCAATTATTTGTGGTAATGGGTTTTGGAAGATTACATGGGATGATAAGGCTGGTCAGGGTATGCGTGTTATGGTGGGTCCTGATGGTCAGCCTATTGTTGATCCTATGATTCGGCACTTTTTTGAGAAGAATCTTGAGGCGGCTGGTGTTGATTCTTCAGAGTTTGAGAAGATGATTTATCAGGGCGAGATTAAGGTTGATGTTATGTCACCGTTTGATGTGTTGTTGGATGATTCTGCTAGTGTGTTTGAGGATTGTCAGTATGCGTTTTGTCAGCATCCTATGACTAGTGATGAAATTTTTGAGCGTTATAATGTTCGTTTGAAGCCGAATGCTGTGAATAAGTATCCTGATGAGACGCTTCCGGGTATGTTTGGGAATCTTGATGCGAAGACGCAGGAGAATGTTCGTATTGTGTATTACGGGTATTTTTTGCCTTCGCCTAAGAATCCTGAGGGGCGTTTTGTGGTGTTTACGAAGGATCCGAGTATTGTGTTGTATGATGCTCCTTGGCCGTATCCGTTTGAGAAGTTGCCTTTGGTGAAGTTTCCGGGTATGCGTGTGCCGGGCCAGTTGTGGGATTCTAGTGTTGTTGAGCAGGCGATTCCTCTTCAGAAGGAGTTGAATCGTACGTTGTCGCAGATGATTGAGTATAAGAATTTGACGTTGAAGCCTCAGATGTTGGCTCCGGTGGGTTCTTTGCGTCAGCGTGTTACTGATGAACCGGGGGCTATTTTTGAGTATAATCCGGTTGCGGGTAAGGTTCCTGAGGCGATTCCGATTCCTTCGTTGCCGCCGTATGTGTTTGAGCATTTGCAGGATCTTGGTGCTCGTTTGAAGGATACGTTTGGTCTTAATGAGATTGTGGAGGGTAGTGTTCCTCCGAATGTTGAGGCGGGCGTTGCTATTGATCTTCTTCAGGAGGCCGCTACGGATCGTATTGCTCCGCAGATTATGCTGATGGAGAAGAGTTTGGAGCGTTGCGGTAATCTTATGCTTCAGTTGGCTCAGCAGTATTATAATGAGCCGCGTACTATGATTATTACTGGTTCTGGTTCTAAGCCTAAGATTGAGCGTTTTGAGGATGCGGATCTTATTCGTGGTGTGAGTGTGAAGGTTGAGGCTGGTAGTGGTCTTCCTCGTACTCGTGCTGGTCGTCAGGCTCGTGTTATGCAGATGATGCAGATGGGTATTTTGTCGCCTACTAAGGCGTATAAGTATCTTGATATGGCTGATTTTAAGAATCTCCAAATGCAGTTTGAGGCGGATGAGGAGCAGGCTATGCGGGAGCATGATAAGTTGCTTGATGGTGGTATTGTAAATGAACAGGCTTCTAAGCAGGCGAATGACCAGTTGATGATGAGTATTATGCAGGGTGGCGAGATTGATCCTATGATGCTTGAGCAGAGTGTTGAGGCTGGGTTGCAGCCGCTCGCGTATGAGAATAAGGCTGTGCATTTGGAGGTTCATTCTCAGTTTATGAAGAGCGCCGAGTTTGAGTCTCTTCCTTCTATGGTTAAGGATCAGTTTTATAAGCATTATGAGTTTACGCAGCAGGCTTTGGTGGCTGAGCAGTCGCCGCAGGGTGAGGCTCCGCGTGTTTCGCTTCAGTTGCGTGGCGCTGTTGGTCCTACTACTGGGTCTAAGATTCTTAATAGCACGGGTATTGAGAATGTTACTCCGCAAGAGTTGTTGGAGCCGCCGCTTGATACTGTGGTTATTGATAATAAGGATAAGCCTAATGCGCCTGAGGGTGTTGGTGGGCAGATGGATGCGTATCAGATGGAGTTGTTGCAGAAGTTGCAGCAGAATCAGGCTGAGGCGGATCAGGAGATGGCTCAGGAGATGGCGATGAGGACGGTGCGCGGTGAGTAAGAGGACTGAGTGGACAGATGAGGACAAGGCTGCCGCTTATGTAATTTGGATTAGTAATGATAAGAATATTCGTGCTACTGCTCGTCAGTGTGGGATTGGTCATACGACGATTGCGTATTGGGTGAAGCAATGGGAGGAGAATGGTCCTCCTGAACGGCTTGATGATAAGATTCGTGCTAATGCGTACGAGTTTGTTCATCATGCTTCTACGGTTCGTCAAAAGGCGATGGATAAGTTAGAAGAGTTAATTCCTGAGGCTGAGATTAAGCAGTTGGGTACTCTTGCTACTGTTGTTGGTATTATGGATGATAAGATTCGTTTGGCTCAGGGGCTTGCTACTAAGCGTACTGAGACGGTTCATACTCTTCCTACGAGGGAGGAGATGAAGGAACTTATGAGTGGTTTTGCTGATAATCTTGTGAGTGCTGCTGAGGATCGTGCGTCTGAGGTGGTTGAGATTGAGGCGTCTAGTGTTGTTGTGAATGATTAGCGACCAACCGGAATAACCCGGAGTCGTTTGATTATTGGAGGATACTGTGAGTGATGGTATTGATATGGATGGCGCTATGAATGCGCTGTCGGCTGAGTTGCCGGACGAGGCTCCGGTTGATGAGGCGCCCGCTACGGATGAGACGCTGGTGGGGGACAATCAGTCTGAAGAGTCTGAATCCTTTACTGGTTTTGATCCTAGCGTTCTTCCTGAGGATATGCAGCGAGTTTATAAGTCTATGCAGGCTGATTATACTCGTAAGACTCAGGAGATTGCAGAGTTGCGTCGGAGTTATGGGACGCTCTCTGAGCAGGGAGTGGATCCTGATGTTGCGCTACAAGCGGTCGGATTCTTGCAGGAGTTGAATACTAACCCGGAGTTTGCTAAGCAGGTTGCGGATGAGATTCAGCGGAATGCGGGAACACCCGATGTTAGCCAGCCAGCGTTCGAGACTACTTCTGAGAATAATAATGTTAGTTACGAGGGGCTTCCGCCACAACTTGCTTCTGAGTTGGAGGAGATGCGAGCGTTCCGTGAGGAGATGCTTGCGCTTCAGGCTCAGCAGGAGTCGTTGGAAGAGTTGGAGGCGATGGAGAATACGATTCGTACTTCTAATCCGCAGTTTGATGATTCGGATATGGAGGCGATTTATTCTCTTGCGTATGCTCATGATGGGGATTTGATGGCGGCTGCTGAGCAGTATCATGCTTTGCAGCAGCGTTTGCTTGGATCGTATTTGCAGTCTAAGCAGGTTCCTTATGGTGCTACGCCTGCTCCTACTGCGCCGTCTAGTACGCCTAGTCCGGGTTTTAAAAGTGTGGACGAGGCGCATAAGGCGGCTTTGGAGGCTATTCGTAACATGTCCTAAACTATAGGAGGTGTTTGTAGGATGGCTGGTGCTAATCTTACTACGCTTAGCGATATTCTCAAGGAGTATTACCTTGGGCCGGTTGCTGAGCAGTTGAATAATGAGGTTCTTCTTCTTTCGCGTCTTAACACGAAGTCGGAGGATCTGGTGGGTAAGCGGGCTTATGTTCCGCTTCATGTGTCGCGTTCTGGTGGTATTGGCGCTCGTGCGGAGTCTGCGGCTCTGCCGACGTCGGGATCGCAGGATTATGACAAGGCTGTGTACGATCTGAAGTATCTGTATGGTCGTGTGCAGGTTACTGGCCCGTCGATGGCTAAGACCAAGAACGAGGCTGGCGCGTTCCTTCAGGCTCTTAAGAGCGAGTTGGATGGCATTCGTAATGATCTTCAGAAGGATCTTGCTCGTCAGGTGTATTCTAAGGGCGAGGCTATTATTTGTGATTGTGGTACGACGACTTCTTCGACTACGGTTCAGTTGAATACTGATGGTGGTAAGGAAGCGATTCGTAAGGGTCAGTTGTATGTTGGTATGCTGATTGATCTTGGTACTACGGCTAATGTGGATAATGTGGCTGCTGGTGTTGAGATTACGGCTGTTGATTATACGAATGCTACGATTACGATTAGTGGTTCGGCTGTTTCGACTACTTCTTCGACTCGTGTGTTCCGTGCCGGGGCTGGTGTGGATAATGGTGTTCTGGCTACTGGTTCGCGGTCGAACGAGGTTGATGGTCTTGCTCGTATCGTTTCGATTGGTCAGGAAGCGTTTGGTGAGATCGACCCGGCGGCTAAGCCGTTCTGGGATAACAAGCGCATCGGGTCTGTTGGCGCGATTGCTCTTGACGATCTTCAGCAGGGTCTTAACCTGATTCGTCTTGAAGGCGGCCGTCCGTCTGTGATGGTTACGTCGCTTGGCGTTCAGCGCGAGATCTTTAACCTGCTGGATCAGAATGTTCGTTACGTTGATCCTGAGTCCTACAACTACGTCGCTGGTTTCCAGACGATTGAGTACGCGGGGCTTCCGGTCATCGCTGATATTGACGCTCCGTATGGCCGTCTTTACATGCTGGACGAGTCCACCATTAAGGTGTTCTCGGATCAGGATTGGCACTTCCTTGACGCTGATGGGCAGACGCTCCGTCAGGTGGCTGGGTATGATGCTTTTGAGGCGGTCATGACTCGTTACATGAACCTTGGTGTTACGAAGCGCAACAATCATGTTGTGTTGTCGGGTATCACGGTTGATGGCGGAACGGACGCTGGAGTCTAATCTGGGTAGGGAGGGGCTTCGGCCCCTCCCTATTCTAGCATGAAGGGAGGTGACTGTGGCTCGTACTAATGAAAAACTTTGGAAGCGTATTGTTGCTAATGTTAAGGCTGGTTCTAAAGGCGGTGATCCGGGTGAGTGGAGTGCACGTAAAGCACAGTTAGCCACTCTTCGTTATAAGAAGGCTGGCGGTGGTTATTCGGGTTCTAAAACTAAGGCGCAGAAGAGTTTATCTAAGTGGACTCGTGAGAAGTGGCGCACTAGTGATGGTAAGCCTGCTAAGCGTAAGGGCGGGACTGTGCGTTATTTGCCTGATGCGGCTTGGAAGCGTTTATCTCCGGCTGAGAAGGCGGCAACTAATCGTAAAAAGTTGGCTGGTGATCGTGCTGGGCGGCAGTTTGTTCCGAATACTAGGGCGGCTAAGGCTGCTGGTAAAGCCGCTAGAAGGGGTTGATATGCCTAAGAAACTTGATGATATTGTGAGTGCTTTAAAGCGTGATAATCCTGATTGGCCTGAGGGTAAGGTTTGGGCTATTGCGCAGTCTACGTATAAGAAGATGAAGGGAAAGATGCGATGAGTAGTTTTGCTCATTGGAAGTATCGTTTGCGGTATTTTTATCGTCGTCGTAGGGGGTGAGTTATGGCTAAGACGCCTGCTTGGCAGCGTAAGGAGGGCCAGAATCCTAAGGGTGGTTTAAATGAGGCTGGTCGTAGGTCTGCTAAGGCGCAGGGGATGAATCTTAAGCGTCCTGTTAAGCGGGCTGAGGCTAAGCGGTCTAAGAGCGCGGCTGCTCGTCGTCGTTCGTTTTGTGCGCGTATGAGTGGTATGAAGAAGCGGCTTACTAGTGCTAAGACTGCTAATGATCCTAATAGTCGTATTAATAAAGCGTTGAGAGCGTGGGATTGCTGATGAGTAGTATTTATATTCCGGGTCATGGTGAGATGAGTTTTGATGAGGTTCGTATTGATCGCGCTGTTCGTGAGTATGATGAGCGTTTGTTTTTTGCGCGGAATGCGGATACTTGGGATTGGTGTGTTTTTGTTAAGATGCCGCGTCCTGAGCCTGCGTATCCTGTGATTGGGTTTGGGCAGGAGTTGCCTCCGGTTGATGAGGTTATGCGTCGTGTGTATCGGGCTGATGCGCATAAGCATGGGTTTCAGATTTATGATGAGATTATGGATTCGCAGGAGAAGTATAAGCAGAAGTTTCGGGATGCTGCTGATGAGGCTTCGGAGGAGTCTGCTGAGGTTGTTGAGCATTTTCTTCGTCAGCATGGTAAGAGTCCTGTGATTAAAGAGTTTATTAATTATGATGTTCCGAAGGGGGGTGAGGCGAGTGACGCTGGATGAGTTGTTTGATGAGATGGATTTGTATGGGTTTGAGGATTTTGAGGATTCGCAGAAGTTGACGCTTCTGAATGAATCGTATTTTGATATTGTTACTCGTGAGCCTTGGCCTTTTATGGAGAAGTTGGTTACGTTTGTTGTGCCTAGTGGTGTGTCGCAGGTGACTAGTGGTTCTTCGTTTAAGGTTCGGAATGATAATAATCGTTTGGATAATTCGTTGACGAATCCGGTTCTTATTCCTTTTACTGAGTATACTGTTAATAGTGTGTTGTCGTTTATTGACGATTCTAATAATATTGTTATGACGCCTGAGCGTGGGGATGTTATTGAGAAGAATTATCGGCTTGTGAATGATACGAGTACGCCGACGCGATACTATTTTGTTGGTGATGATATGTATTTGTATCCTCAGGCTGCGGGTGATACGACGTATCGTTTGTATTTTCTTCAGTTGCCTGTTGCTGCTACGACTACTACTGATACTGGTGCTTGGTTTGTGCCTGCTCGTCATCATAGTGTTGTGTTGTATGGTGCTCTTGTTAAAGCGTTTCTTGTTAATGATGATCCGCAGGCTGCTGCGTTTCAGAATATTTTTGAGTCTCGTTATCAGCAGATGAGGAATGATGTTTGGATGAATCAGTATGATCGTACGGATACGATTCATACGCTTTCGGATTCTTATGATTGGGCTTACTAGTCAGAGGGGGTGAGTGGCCTTGTCGTTGACTTTTGTTAATCAGGTTGGTGCGCCTGAGGGTATGAATCAGGCTGCTCCCGGCTCTTTTATTCCTGAGTCGTTTGTTCGTTGGTCGCAGGATGTGTTGTATGATCGTGTTGGTCAGTTGCGTCGGCGAGCGCCTTATACTACGTTGCCTTTGTATAATGTTGATGGTACTGCGTTGGAGCAGCCGGATGTTGATGAGCAGCGTGTGATTGGGGTTGTGAATACTCGTAATCCTAATAATGAGAATCGTATTGGTATTATTGTTACTGATGGTACTACGACTCGTGTGTTGTTTTATGATTCTGAGTATCGTAAGCGTTGTTTTTGTGTGATTGAGAGTGTTCGGCAGGATACTGTTGTGTTCTCGCGGCCTGCGCTTGGTGGTGGCGTGTTTATTGGTTTGCTTGAGAATTATGGTATTGCTAGTGGTTCGAATAAGAATCTTTTGTATTATTGGCGTGGTGGTACTGGTGAGGGCGATTATACGGTTAATTCGTGTACGCTTGGTATTACCAATAATACTGGTTTGACTGGTAACGCTAAGGCTAGTAGTGATAAGATTGAGCGTACTGCGCATGGGCTGCCTAACGGTTATCCTATTGAGTTTACTAATATTGGTACTATTACTGGTATTTCTACTGGTACGATATATTATGTTGTTAGTTCGGCTACAAATGATTTTCAGATTGCGTCTACGCTTGGTGGTAGTCCCATTAATCTTGGTGGTACGGATGCTACTGTAACTTTTATTATCGGTGGTCATGTTACGTATACTAATCGTATTACTGGTACGTTTGATACAACTAAGTTGAGTGCGGGTATGTTTGTGTATCGCGTTGCTGGTGCTGGTGATGAGCGTTATCTAGGCGTTCTTAAGACTTGGGCTACGGATGGTTCGTATATTGATCTTGAGAAGGATTGTATTCGTACCTATGGGTATGGCGCTCTTGCAGATAATAATACTGCTGCTAATATTAAGTTTGTTAATATTCGTCCTTATGTGCATAATCATGGTCGTGGTCTTATTACTAAGACTGCGCATGGTTTAACTGTGACGAGTGGTACGATTGGTAGTGAGGGTGAGGGACATTTTGCTGCGGCGGATCTTGCGGGTACTGTTAGTAGCACTCGTTGGGCTTTGTACCGGGCTAGTGATGGTGAGTGGCTTGGTGATATTGCTAGCGTAGCGTCTAATAGTGCTCTTACGCTTGATTCGGTGTATCATACGGATATTATTCCGATGAATGCTGATGAGTATGTTGCTCGTCCTTACACGAGCATTAGCCAGTCTAATGATGCTACTTCGTATACTGGTATTTTTAATACTACGTATGCTGGTTATCAATGGTATGGGAATGGTGGTACGCCGGGTACGGAGAATCGTATTGTGTTTAGCGCGTATCATGATCCTGAGAGTGTTGACTTGTCTCGTGATGCTGCGGACTCTATTCTTATTCCGGGCACTCAGCAGATGCGTGGTATTGCTACTTCTGCTTCTGGTCTTGTGGTGTTTCTTGAGGATAAGACGTATCTTGTTCGTGGTAATTATCGTGCTAACTTCTCTCTTGAAGAGTTGTATCCTGAGGGTTGTTTGTCTGCTCAGAGTATTGTTGAGTATGGTGGTGGCGTGTTCTGGGCGTCTAAGAATGGTATCTTGTTTTATGATGGTGCTACGGTTAGGAATCTAACTGAGGCTAATCTTGGCTCGTATTATACGGATAGTATTAAAACGTTTGATGCTACTGAGCGGCGTATTTACGGATTCTTTTATAAGGATTATTTGTTTATGACGTTTAGTGGTTTTGCGTCGAATTATACTCCGCTTCGTTACGAGCCTATTTATGCGGAGAATATTAATAATACTCCGGCTATTGCTAATTTTCAGGCTGATGATTGGGATCCTGATTTTACGCCTGATGATTTTCTTGTTGAGAATAATGTTCCGATTTATTGGAATTCGTATCGGATGTATCGTAGTAGTGGTGCGTCTCAGCAGACTACTAGTGGTTTGTGGTCTGCTGGCTTATCTATTGTTGGTGCTACAACTACGAGCGGTAGTGCTACTCTTGGTGGCTTGTCGCTCGCTTCGTTTAGCGGAACGGTTGATGTAAGTACCGATAAGATTACGTCTAATGCGCATGGTCTTGCAAATGGTACTATTCTTCGTTTTACGAGTATTGGTACTGTTACTGGTTTAACTGCTAATACTGTTAATTATTATGTGGTTAATGCTACTACGAATGATTTTCAGGTTGCTACTTCGCTTGCTGGTGCGGCTATTGATTTGACTGGTACTAATGATACTGTGTCTGGGTATGTTCTTCCGGGTATTTATGTTCTTGGTCCGGGTATCCCAGCAGGGACTACTGTTAGTAGTGTGAGTGGTGGTACGAGTCTTACGATGAGTGCTAATGCTACTGCGACGGCTACTATTACCGCACAACTTATTCCTAACGTTCCTACAAATACTTGGAGCAAGAGTCTCCAGTTTGTGTGGGGACCTGTAAACTTTATTGAAGCGATGACATTCGCTATTTATCTGCCTACTAATGCTATCACGGCGATTAGTAACTTTGATTTCCGTGGGTTTATTAAGTTAGATAGTGCTGGTGGCACGAGGGGTTATGCTGGGATTAATGCTGTTGATCCTGACAGTCTTACCGGAACGTACGCGCGTCTCGTTGATGTAGACAGTATGCTTAACCCTATCAATAATCATAATACTACACTAGATTCTGAACTTAGTGAGAATCTTGGCAAGCAAGTAGACTTGTATTATAAGGGTCCAGACTTCTACTTACAGACGAAGCATTACCCGGTGGGTGATCCGGTTCTTAAGAAGTGGTTCCGACAAGTGATGCTAAATCTTTATCTTCTTGACGGTGGTATCCGTATGGATATTGTGGATATGGAAGATAATGATCGTATTGATGTTGAGAAGAAGCGTCATGTGAATTGGGAATTGTTTGAGGAGGCTGCGTACTCGTGGAACGAGTTTGAGGATATTATTCTTCCTAAACTCTTGTCTCCTAATCGGTCTACTTGGCAGAATGTTGAGGCGTTGAATCAGTCGTGGTATGATATTACTGATTCGGAGTTTACTCGTCGTAAGAAGAAGATTAGTTGGCGATACCCGTCTGCTGGTTTTAGGTTGTATCAGATGAATAAGTATCGTCCGGCTAATTATCAGTCTGAGAAGCGGCCTCATACTGTGATTGTTGATTCTTGGAATATTGGCTTTAAGCCGATGCGGGCTAGTAGGGTGTAATTATGCAGGATTATGATCTCACTACGCCTGCGGGTAAGCAAGCGTTCCAGCGTTGGATGACAGAGTTGATTCGTAATGAGATTAACTCGTATGTTGAGCAGGTGTTGTTTCAGCGTAATGCTACTAATGTTACTGTTCCTACTACTAGTGATACGAATCCGGCTACTGGTTCTCTTTATACTGCGGCTGAGATTCGTGATTTTCGTTTAGAGCGTTTAGAGCAGGCTACTTTTAGGAGGTGATTCATGTCGGTTAGTTATACTAGTAATTATGGTTTTCCTTATCCTCTTGGGGATGATAGTCTGTCTCTTCTTGCTCAGCGTATTCAAGAATTATCTGAGTATATTGACGCTACGTATGTTTTGATGGGCATTGATCTTATTGATTTTAGTATGCCTGAAGGACCTCAGGGTGCGCAGGGTGCGCAAGGCGCTCAGGGTAGTCAGGGTCCCCAAGGTGATACTGGCGCTCAAGGCAGTCAAGGGCCTCAGGGTTCTCAGGGACCGCAGGGTGCCCAAGGCCCGCAGGGAACTCAGGGACCGCAAGGCGATACTGGTGCTCAGGGACCCCAAGGTGCTCAGGGCGCTCAGGGTGATATAGGCCCTCAGGGTCCCCAAGGCAATACGGGCGCTCAAGGGCCTCAGGGGGATACGGGAGCACAGGGAGCAACTGGTCCTCAGGGTCCGCAAGGGGATGTTGGCGCTCAGGGACCTCAAGGAGATACTGGGGCGCAGGGCGCTACCGGCCCACAGGGACCTCAGGGCGATACCGGCGCACAAGGTTCTCAAGGGCCTCAGGGTGATACTGGTCCTCAAGGGGCTGTTGGTCCTCAAGGTGCTCAGGGTGATACGGGTGCCCAAGGACCACAAGGAGACACAGGACCACAAGGCGCTGTTGGGCCGCAAGGCCCTCAAGGTGATACCGGAGCGCAGGGACCGCAGGGGGACACAGGGGCGCAAGGGCCTCAAGGCGACACGGGGCCTCAGGGAAGTCAGGGCGCTCAGGGACCACAGGGCGATACAGGAGCGCAAGGCGCTCAGGGACCGCAGGGCGATACCGGCGCTCAGGGTGCGGTAGGTCCTCAGGGGCCTCAAGGCGACACGGGAGCACAAGGGCCTCAAGGCGATACTGGACCTCAAGGAGCAGTAGGCTCGCAAGGGCCACAAGGAGATACAGGCCCTCAAGGCCCTCAAGGCCCGCAAGGGGATACTGGTCCGCAAGGACCACAAGGAGACACAGGGGCGCAGGGTCCTCAAGGGGCACAAGGAGATACTGGCCCACAGGGACCTCAGGGTGACACGGGCGCTCAAGGCGCTCAAGGACCACAAGGAGACACAGGACCACAAGGCGCTCAGGGACCGCAGGGTGCGCAAGGAGACGACGCACCGACAGGTTCGGTTACCGCATATGCTGGCACAACAGAACCTTCTGGGTGGTTGTTTTGTTTTGGCCAAGAAGTAAGTCAAGCAACATATGCCGCTTTGTATAGTGTTCTTTCTACTACGTATAATACGGGCGGGGAGGCTGTTGGTAATTTTAGACTTCCTGATCTTCGTGGTCGTAGTGTTTTTGGTAGGGATAATATGGGCGGTACGACGGCTAGTCGTATTACTAATAGTGGTACAGATAATAGTGGTATTGCTGGTACTACGCTTGGCGCCACTGGTGGCGATCAGCGAATGCACCAGCATACGCACACACAGAACGCACATACACATACACAGAATGCGCATAACCATACGCAGAATGCTCACTCGCATAATATGGATGGTCCTTGGGCTAATCAGGCTCAGGCCGCTAACCAAGCGGGCGGCACTTGGGGTTCTGCGTTTGGCGCGAATAATAACCGTGGATCTGGTAGTACGACCGCTAGTAATAACAATACTACGGCTACGAATGATAACACTACGGCTACAAACAATAATACGGGTACCGGAGGAAGCCAAAATATGCCTCCTGCTATAATTCTTAATTATATTATTAAAACATAATAAGGGGGCTAAAATGGATATGCTTACTGTGGATTTGATTAATCCTGTTACTGGAGATACGATTCCTAATATTAATGCTAATTATCATACGTCTATTAATGTGGGGCCTAATGGTACTCTTGTTATGCAGACGCATATTATTGCTCAAGTAGAGTTGGATAGTAGTTTTAATCCTGTTCTTGATTCTAATATTACGGGTAGTAAGATTGATATTGGATAGTGTTAATTAGTTTATTAATAGTTAGGGGGTGAGTCATGGCGACGAGTAATTTTGCGTTTTTGCAGTTATCCGGTTCGGATACTGCTGGTTATAATAGTATTAATTCTTTGATTACGGATATTGATAATAAGTTGTATGCTCGGGTTGCTGTTCCCGGTATGGTTATGTTGTGGCGTACTGCTGCTGGCGCGGTGCCTACTGGGTGGACTGACGTCACCTCTACGCTTACGAGTGCGGGTGCGGCGAGTATTACTGGGTATCAGTATATTGAGAAGGCGAGTACGTAATGAGTAGTGTCGATCTTACTACTGCTGCTGGGCAGGCTGCTGTTGCGTATCAGGATGCTTTGAATCAGGCGCGTAATATGCAAAATATGCTTTTGCGGCAATACGGTTTTACTGCTCCTGCTGTTGGTGGGGGTTATAGTGTTGAGTCTGCTCAGCGAGCGTTCGATCCGAATGTGTTGTTTGATAAGGCTACTGGTGGTATTGATGCTGCTCGTGTTCAGCAGTTGGCTGGTTCGTTGCAGGCTGGTGGTACTGGTTTGCTTGCGGATATTAGTCGTGGTGGTGCGGCTGCTGAGGCTGAGGCTGCGCTTGGTGCTAGGGCTGCTGGTATTAGTGGTGGTGGTTTGGCTGCTCAGAGGCGTCGGCTTGCTGAGACGCAGACTGGTGAGCAACTTGGTCAGGCTAGGCAACAATTTTTGGCTAGTTTTGGTGAGGCTATCGCTCCTATTGGTGGAGCGTTCCAAGACTTGCAGATTAGTCAGGCTCAGGCTAGGGCGCAGGAGGAGGCGGCTAGGGCTGCGGCTGCTACGCTTCCTCAGACTCCCGAAGAGGAGGCTATTGCGGAAGCAAATGCTGAGTCTACTTCTACAACGACTAGTATTTTTAGAGGCAAGAATCAGGCTGGTGGGATTTTGCCGTCGGGTTCTCGTGGCAATTATAAGATTAAGGGACAGCCTCAGGGCAAGGTTCCCGCAAAGAAACCGGGACAAACTTTTACTGGTAAGGGTGGCGTGAATTGGGTTTATCGTCCACAAGGTCCGTCTGGTGCGGGCTGGTATAAGAAGAAGTGAGGAGGCATATTTATGGCTAAGAAGAAGAAGCAGCCTGTAACTCTTGAGAGTATGATGAATGTTACTCCTCAGCAGTTTCGGCAGTATTTGCAGGGTCAGCAGGGTCAGTTTACTCCGATGATTCAGACGTTGCGTCGCCAGTTGGCGGGGCTTACTCGTGCTGGTGATCCTACTGCTCGTGCTTATCAGCGTTTGCTTGCTGGTCTTCCTACTGAGGAGGCTGTGAGTGGTGCGTATCGTGGCGGGTTGGAAAATCTTTCTCAGTATATGCAGGGGCTTGATATGAGTCGTGCTGGTCGTGGTGTTGGTGAGACGGTGGGGGCTCTTGGTGCGGCGCTTGGTGTTGAGGGCGCTGGTGATGTTGCTCAGGCGGCTGGTACTGTTAGTGGTGTTGGTGAGGCTGGTGGTGATGTTATGTCGAAGGCTCTTATGCAGGCTGCTGCTGGGCAGTTTGCTGGGTTGGAGACGGAGCGGCTTGGTCAGGTGGCTGAGCAGCGTCAGGGTTTGACTCTTGGGCTTGGTGAGGCGCGTAAGGCTGCGCGTGAGCAGCGGCAGGAGTTGGCTCGTATGCTTGCTGAGGTTCGTGGTCAGCGTCGTGGTGCTGCGCCTAATCCGTTTGATGTTGCTAATATGATTATGCAGTATCAGCAGAATCGTCGCGCTATGAGCGGTTATGGTGGCGGTTACGGTGGAGGCGGTGGTGGGACTACTACCGCTACACAAACCGCACCGAACACAACACAACCGCCAAATTATATTCCTGATTGGAGTAAGATTTTTCCAGCGCCTAAACCGGGCACTGCTGGTTATAAGGCTTGGGCTGCTGGCCCCGGCGGCACAAATATGTAATTTTATTAGGAGGATTTGTGGCTAACACTAAATGGACGGACAAACGGATTACTAGGTATTTGAGTTCTAGTAATCAGCCTATTGAGTGGAATCCGCAAAAGCAGAAGTTTATTACGGCTAAGGAGTTTCGTCGGGACCCGGCGAAGACTGAGATTTATACTTTGCCGACTAATCGTCGTGTCTTTTGGAATCCGCTTGCTGGTAGGTATCAAGAAGTTTCTCAGGTTAAGCAGCCAAAGTATACTTTTGGTGAGGCTATGGGGCTGGCTAAGTATGGTTATACTGGCCTGTATGGTCGTGGTAAGAAGAAGACGGTTGGTTTGCTTGGTGAGAATTATCAGCAGGTTCAGGCTCTTGCTAATTATCGTAATAGTTTAGCGATTCCAGAGTTTAGGTTGGATCCTAAGTCTAGTAAAGAGGCTCTTACTGATTTGGCTGCGGCTACGCAATTAATTCCGGGTAGGCCACAGTATAATTCGCTTGCACAAATGTATACTGGTTTTGTTGAGAAGTATGGTGCGGATGCGAGTGGGTTTGTTCGTCGTTACGGGGCTATGCCTTCTAAGGAAGGTAAGTATGGTGTCCTGTTTGATATTAATAATCGTAAGATTCGTCGTGATGATGTTCTTGGGACGTATCAGAATAATCTTGCTAAGACTCTGATTGATGCTGGTAAGGCTATGACGGCTGAGGGTATGCCTGAAGAGGATAAGAGTATTGGTATTGATTTGATTGCTGCGGGTCAGGACGCGCGTCTTGCTTCGTCTCGTTCTAAGCCTAATCCTGATAAGATTAAGATGCTTGAAGAGCAGTTTAGTCTGCTTGGTGAGCGTTATATTCCTGAGGTTCAACAGTCTGTGAGCGCGGCTACTGGTGTTGATGCTGCTGCTCCGTCGTATTCTAAGAAGGCTACGAGTGCGGCGTTGGCTATGATTGCTGGACCTATTGGTAGTATTGTAGGTAATAGTACGGCTGGTAATGATCTTACTAATCGTGCTCTTGATTATATGAGTGGCTTGGCAGAGTCTAATATGATGAAGGGTAAGGAGGTTTGGTGGAAGGAAGAGGAGAAGCCTGAGGGCGCTTCTTGGGACTCTAAGGGCCTTCTTGGTTTGTATGTTAACTTCACTAAGGGCCTTGCCCGGTTCGGGCTTGGCCTGCCTGCTGGTGTTTTTGCTGTTGGTGGTGAGGCTAAGATGGCTGGTGAAGAGTCTATTAAGGCTCCTCGTCAGGCGGCTGCTGGTCTTGTCAGTACGTCTCTCGCGGTTGGTACTCTTGGCGTGGTGGATCAGGATAAGGCTAAGAAGGCGATTGAGAGTGTTATTGGTCGTGAAGAGCGCGACTGGGGTGACGGTGTAGATTTCCAGATTGGTGATATGATGTGGGCTGATTATGCTCGCAGGTATTATGATCCGTTTGCTTACGAGGTTGATGAGAATGGTAATTTTGTTCTTGATGAGGAGGGTAAGCGGAAGTTTCAAGGATTCTGGTCGGGTGTTACCAATCAGGATAATTATGATGCTATGGGTAATGAGATTGCTGTTGACCCGTTAGCGATCACTCTTGATGTTCTTGATATTGCTCCTATTATTGGTTTTGCTACTAAGTCTGCTAGTGTTGCTAGTATTGGTGCTCGTGTGCCTCGTTATGGTGGTAAGATGGGTATTACTCGTGCTGATATTGTGGCGATTGAGGAGGCTCAGAAGCGTGTTGTTACTGCTGGTGAGGCGGTTGAGGCTATTCCTGCTGCTGCGCGAGAGTCGGCGGAGAGTATTATTAAGAAGTTGGATGAGAATCCTGAGTTGGTTGATGTGCTTGATGAGGATCAGATTCTTGAGGCTGCTCGTGTGCTTGCTCCTGTTGAGGAGGCTCGTGCTGCTAAGTTTGAGGTAGAGGTGCTTCAGCGTAAGTTAGATTCTGCTCCTAATCCTCGTAATTTTAGGCGTATTCTTCGTGCTGCTATCAATGGTGATCCTGAGAGTATTCGCCGGTTTGACGAGTGGAAGGCTCAGGGCCTCGCGTTTGATGGTATTGAGAATAAGTGGACGGTTCGTGCGAGCGCGTTGTTTGAGCCGCGTTCCCGCGTCTTAGAGAAGCCGGAGAGTGTCCTTGAAGGGTCTGATAAGGCTATTATTCGATTGCCTGCTAGCCCTATTGTACGTGGCTTAAAAGAGGGCTGGTATTGGGTTGGTCGTAAGACTGAGGCTATGGCTGCTAGAGAGTTGGCTAAGCCTGAGACTGGTCGTCGTACGGCGGCTGTGCTTAGTAAGTGGATTGATATGCCTCGTTTTGGTTATCGCTGGTCGTATACTCGTGCTATTAAGAATGAGGCTATTTACGATTGGGGCGATAATGCTTCGGAGTTGTATCGTCAGTCTAAAATTATGCGCATTGAGGGCGCGGCTAATGTTAGTGTGCCTATGCGTCAGGCTATTGAGGCTGAGATTTTTGGTGGCGACGGACTGGTTGGTCCGGCTATCGCTCCTCAGATTCAACGAGCAGCGTTGAAGGAGAAGTTGGCTAGCCTCATGCGTGACAAGGATGGTAATGTTGTACCGTCGTTGCGTAATGATGAAGCGTTGTATCAGAAGAAGTTGAATGATCTTATGGATCGTGAGATTGCTAAGGTTGATACGGATCTTGCTGAGGCCGCTTTTGATGAGGCGTGGGAGTCTGGTCGTCAGGATCTTAAGGCGCGTATTGCTAATCCGGCGTATAAGGCTGATGATGCTGAGTTGGATGCGGCGATGGATTTGTATCGTCGTCTGGTCGCTCAGGACGAGTCTATTAGTCATCGGCTTGTGCATGAGGATATGACGCCTACTACTCTTAATCATTTAAAGCAGTTGTATGCTGAGGCTATGAATGGTCTTAAGTTAACAGAGAATCATTTGTTTGGTAAGCGTGGTCGTTTGAAGAAGTATCGTGATCGTGTTCTTCGTCCTAATAACGCGCTTGCTTTGTATGTTACTCGTTTTGTTGATGTTGATAGTGCTGATGAGATTATTGCTGCGGCTCAGGCTGAGAATCGTATCGGCACGGTGTTTGACGAGTTAGAGCCTAACATTAAGAAGGAGCGGGAGCAGCAACTTGTTAATGCTGTTCGTGCTTTGACTGAGGATAATGCTGGTATTTTTCGTGATGGTCTTGGTGGTGCGGGAGAGATTGGTCGTCCGGTGCTGATTCTGGCTAGAGAGCAGACGGCTGGAGCAGACTTTGTGCAGTTCCATATTCCACGCTTGCGACACTCGCTTGATAATGGTAAGGTTATTAATGGTAAGTTAGTTGATGAAAATGAAGTGTTTACTATGCCTAAGGTTTTCTTTGTGCGTGGTAAGAAGGGTAAGAAGGCTGCTGTTGTTGAGTCTGTTGAGCAGGGCCAGAAGTTGCTTGAGGCTGGTTCGTTAAATGCTATGGCGGATATTTATCCTAATGCTCGTTTTTATTCTGAGAAGGTTGCTGAGACTGGTCAGCAGGGCGTCCGACTTAATGAGAAGATGGTTAAGACTGAGAGTGTTATTGCGAATAGTGCTATTCGTGAGCATAGTTTGGCTCAGGTTATTCGCAGTCAGTATAATTATTTTGTTTCTCGTGTTGAGCGTGATCTTGGTACGCTTGCAGAGTCTCAGGCGGTTCTTATTCCCGCGTCTCAGGTGGTTGGTCGGGATCCGGCACAGTCTGGTTATCGCGTGTTGCATAATATTCGCTCGTTTGATAATATTGAGGATGCGCGTATTTTTGCTAGGCAGCGTGGTGTTCTTGACGAGTTTGAGCAGGCCGCAACATTATACGAGAATGGGCTTCTTGATGAGATAGATTCTACGTTGGATGTGCCTGCTGGTATGGGCATTCGTCGTATGCCGAATGGTGAGGTTGAGTTTATTGTTCGTGGCGGAGTGGAGGATTGGGCGCCTTATGCTATTGATGAAAGTTTGGAACAGCATTCTACGCTTGCTGCTTATCGGGATGTTATGTATTCTGATCCTGTTGACATTCCCGATCACGGCTTTGTTCTTGCTGTCCCTAATCAGGTCGATCGTCAGTTAAGTGTTCTTGCTATTGAGGGTGATGATTTTGCTACCCGCTTGTTATCGAATCCTATGCTTAAGGGTTCGACTAATATCTTTAAGTGGTGGGTGCTAAACTTTAATCCTAAGTTTATTTCGAATAACGTGCTTGGCGGCTTAACGATGATGATGATTCATAATCCGGCCGCTGCTCCTAAGATTCTTATGCGGGCTGCACAGTCTATTGCGCGTAAGAATGGTGATACTCGTATGAGTAATGTTGTGCGTGAGTCTGAGGCTGTTAATCGTAACTTGCAGTACGAGTTTGAGCATAATGCGTATCGTAAGGATGCTAACTTTAGAGATAATACGCCTGATAGTATTCGTGACTTGTCGAATAAGCACGAGTGGTTTAGGAAGTATATCCAAAACTTTGGTTATACTACTATTAGTGCGTTTGAGGAGTTTATTCGTAGGAATGTGGCGATTGATTATCTTCGCCAGGACCCTACGTTTAATGCGTTTATGCTTGGTGATGAAGTTGCAGATTATATTCGTCGTGGCATTGACTGGGATGGTAATGTGCGTCGCGGTGATGATGCGATCACTCCGTTTGAGGCTGCAACAAACTTGCTTCTTGATCGTAACTCGCCATTCTTTAACGCAGAGTTAAAGCATCGTATGCGTTACACTACAAATACTGTGTCTGGTAATTATCATAGGTTTAGCGCAACTGAAACATTTTTGCGTAACTTCCTTATGCCATTCTATTCGTGGCAGCGACACTCGTTAACGTACACGTATCGGCTTGCTGTTGATAAGCCGATTACTGCTAACGTGTTGTATAATGTTGGTCAGTATGGTTATATTGAGGCTGCTAATTCTGGTGTGCCTGATTATCTTATGATGACTGTGCCTATGCCAGAGGCTATTAAGGAGATGTTTGGTATTACTGAAGAGGATTATCGTATTGATATGAATGCGTTGTCGCCGTTTGCTACGGTTGGTGATATGGCTGCTGCGGCTGCTAATCTTCTTACTGGTACTGATCTTGGGGCTAGTGTGTTTGAGTTTACTAACCCTTATGTTAATCAAATTATTAAGGATACTCTTGGTGTGGATCCTCGTACTGGCCGGTTTGATTTTACTGGTGAGCAGTCTGGTAAGGGCTTCATTAGTGCGTTGTATGATACGGCTAAGGGCATTGGTAAGGGTTCGTATCTTGGTCGTGGTAAGGGTTTATATGATGCGGTTGATAGGGAGTACGAGGCTGATTCGATTGCGAATAAGTATGCTGCGATTGATAATGCTGCTGATATTCTTAAGAATTATGAGGCGGGCGAGGATTTTAGCGAGTGGAAACTTAGTATTCCTGAGATGCGTTCTGTGCAACAACTTGCTGGTGATCCTAACGCAGCGGTTCTTAATGCTCTTGGTATTAGTACGTATCGTATTAATCTTGATGCTCTTGACGAGTCGCAACGCGCAGAGGTTGTGGGTGCGTATGTGCTTAATAAGGTGAATGAGTCTAAGTTGGCTGAGCAATCACAGCAGAGGCTTAACGGTGTGCTAGAGTGGCAGCGTGAGCGGGATTATGTGTATCAGGTTTGGCTTCCTATTGCTGAGCAGCAGGGTCTTCCTGAGGAACAAATTAGGCTGGTTCTTGCGAAGATTGAGGATCAGAAGCCTAAGAATAAGAAATCACAGAAACTTCTTGAGATGATGGGAGGATAAATGTAGTATGAGTGAGGGCGATATTCAAATTATTCTTCATCGTCTTGATGCGTTGGACGCTAGGCTTGGTGAAATTTATGCTGAGGTTAAGCGTACTAATGGTCGTGTCACAGAGTTGGAGATGCAGGAGGCGAAGTGGGAGGGTGAGAAGGAGGGCAAGCGTATGCAGGTTATGGTTGCTACGAGTGTGCTTTCTGGTGGTATTCTTGCTGGTATTATTTGGTTTGTTACTCAGGCGATTTAAGGAGGATTGTTATGCCGTATAAGGATGGTAAGGTTGATATGGCTGGTTATGGTGCGTCTACTAAGACTGCGAAGCCGGTTATGAAGGAGTCTTATAAGACTAAGTTGGCTAAGATGAAGGCTAAGAAGAAGAAGCGAGGTATGTGATGAATTGGCGTGAGATTTTTACTCGTGCAGCGTTGACGTTTATTCAGGCGTTCCTTGCGGTTCTGCTGGTTGATGGTATTGCTGGTATTGATGAGCCGGGTGATATTGCGGCTCCGTTTGTTGCTGGTCTTGCTGCTGTGTTGTCGCTGGCATATAATATTGTGCGCGAGTATCAGGCTCAGAAGGGCTGGGACGAGTAATCATGCGTGGCGGAGGGCGTTTTGGAACGGATTATAAGCGGCGCCTTGCCGCTAAGAGAACAGAGAAGAAACAATTCTCGTCTGCTCCACCCAAGGAAGATAATCCAAGTGTCTTTAATCGTGTTGTAGATTATGCTAAAACTGCGGCTAAGATTAGTGAGGAATCTTTTTATCCTCAGTTTGGTAGTCCTACTGGTCCTAATTTTCTTGCTCCGCTTGGTAGTCCTACGTTTAGGCGTACTGGTTTGGGACAGTCGCTTGCTAGGACTGAGATTGGTAGTCGTTTAATGGCGTCTCAGGCTCGTATGGGGGAGGCTGCTGGTGGTTATGAGGGGCCTATTACTAGTGTTGGTAGGGCTTTTACGGAGCCTAGTGCTGGTACTATTGCTTTGGGCGCTCTTACTGCTAGCGAGTTTTTGCCTCAGGGTAGGGCAAGTAGGCTGGGCCGTACTCTGTTATCTTCTGATACTGGAGAGCAGTATGCTCGTGAAGTTATGCAAAGTTTAGATGAGCCCGCTGAGACTGTTATTAGGCGCTCTAATATCCAAGAGGCTAAAAATCTTGTTGATTCTCCTCAGCGTATTACTGGCGAACCTCGCGCAAGAACAAGAGGCTCTGTGCCTGTAACAATTGAAAATATTGATGAGGCTAATGAACTTCTTTTTGGGGCTAATGTCCGCAATACTGGTAGTGTTGGTAGCACATTAACGGATGATATTTATGAAGGTTCTGAGGTTATTGTGGGGCGCACACTTAGCCCAGAGAGGGTTGCTAAAGATATGCTTAATGTCGCGCGCAAAGGGGTTCGTGAGCGTCTTGGAAGGCGTAAGGCTAGTGGGTCTGCTCGTCCTCTTTGGGCTAAACAAACGCTAAGTAATTTTGAAAATGATTTTGGAACTGGGGCGGCGCGTGTTACAAGTGTTGAGGGTAGGCGTAGTATTACTGGCCCATATGACGACGCTTCAACGATTCCTCAGACTATTCAGCACGATCATACTATTGTATCTCCGTCTGATTTAAAGGCTTTTAGAGACGAAACGGATGAGTTGTTTAAGGCTAAGCAAATTACTCGTCAAGAGAAAGCGCAGCGCAAGCAAGTTGAGAAGGATATGTTAGCGATTCTTCAGGATCCGCATAATCTTATTCCTGTTCATCGTAATACAAATATTCTTTTGAGTAGTTTTAATCGTGAGCGTCTTCTTAATGATCCAGATTTTGCTTCTTCGGTTCAAATTAACGAAGATACGCTTGGTGATATTTGGGGTATTATGAGCCGTGATGGAAGCGGTTATCGTAGAAGCGTTGAGGAGGCTTATGCTTGGGCGCGAAGAGGGCGTAAGGGTAAACGGGCAGAGTCAGTAGATGCTTGGCAACAATGGCAAGATTCTAGAGTAGATAAAACATTAACACGGAGAAATCAAAGATTGGTACAATCTGGTATCAATCTTCCAGAATAATAATAGAGGACCGGGCATTCGCCCGGTCCTCTTTTTTTATGGCGCACATTCTTACGGGGAAGTCTGTGCCTAGCAACCACATTATGCTAGGGATATTATACCATTAGCAGAGCCTAAACTATACAATTAGCCTTTAATATCCACAACCTCACAAGCATCACTCGTACAAGCAAACGTCTGACTAGACTCAGTATTATCCTCCAACTCGTAATCACTCAACTTAGCCCAATCAATACTCTTAGGAGACTCCTTTACAAGAGACTCATACTCTTCCTTACTGATCGACTCGTAAGGAGCCTGACGATACGTATGATCGCTCTTAGGCAAGAAGGAGATACCACTCACCTCGTCAAAATGATCCCACACCCACGAGCCTACACGCATCCACTCATCCTCAGCAACACTCACCGTAATACTAGGCTTATGCTCACACCAATTCTCCTGATAACACAACCAGAGTTCCAAATGCTCAATCGCAGTAAGATCCTGCTTATACATTGTAGGAGACTTCTGCGGGAACGAGAACACCATCATATTATCCGGGTTCATAACATCCGGCTCGTGAGGAATACCAGAATCCATAAGGAATTGTGTCAACGGGTCCTTAACATCACCGCGCACACGGCGAATATAATACTCAGAATAGCGAGGATGAATGCCGGAAGCGGAGTCTACCAACTGAGAGACAGTACCGCTAGGCTTGACACAAGTAATGGCAGTAGACTGAGGAATACCAATCTGCTTAGCATACTTCGCATTAGTCATCACCGCCTCTTGACGCAACTCTCGTAGATTAGAAGCCAACTGGTAAACACCCTTGCCTACCATACTCTTGTTATCGAAGATTCCCGTGAGCGACACGCCGAGCAGACGCTCCTCCTCCGTGTTCTGCTTCCACACCTTACGCAAATACTTGAAATCCGTAAGAGTCGCTTGGAACGTCCCAAGAATTGTAGCCAACCGTACCTTACGCTTAAGTGAATCTGGATCATCTTCAGCACGAACCACAACCTCAGTAAGATTACAAAACTGGTGCGGGCGTAGAATAATCTCAGAGCATGGATTAGTGCCAAACGCAAATGAGTAGTCCCTCCGTCCATTCTTAGCGGCCTGCTTCTGCGCAGCCTCACGATTAAAGATACCCCGCTCGCCACTCTTGGACTGGTAGAGGCTTAGCCATTCCTCCATGAACGCATCCATACCCGGCGTGTCAGTATACGCAACGGAATTATTTGCAAGTGCACGTTGAGGGTTGTCGGTCCACCACTCACCGCTTTTAGCATTCCGCATTCGACCATCTGATAGGTTGCTAAGCGAGATAAGGGCTGAACGCCTAACCCCACCAACCACGACCACTTCAGCAATCTTACATACAATATCATGACACTCCACCGCGTACAACTTACGCCCAGCAGCATTTTGAAACACGCTAGTCACAAACTTAAACAAGTCTTCCAATGGTTCGGGTCCACTAGCACGACCACCAAACGTCTTAAGCCGACTACCTGCGGGACGCACAGCGCTCATGTCCCATTGTGGGATTTGCCCACTATAAAGCATAGCGATCAACTCTCGCAGAGCCTTAGCCCAACCACCCTTAGAATCACCAACCTTAATGATCGTATCACTCTTCTCAAAATGCTCATTCACTACGGGCAACTGGTTAATCTCGTCACGCTCCACAGAGAAGCCAACACCTACACCATTCATAAGAATGTATAGAATCTCATCAAAGCAACGCTGATGATTGACAGGAGTATACGAACAATTATATCCAGCCACGTTCTCTCTGGCGAGGGCTGGTCCAGCCGTCATGAGCGCTCGCATACTAGGCATAACCTCTAGGTGAATGATAGCATCAAGCAACTCTGCCTTCAGCACAGCATCCATCTTATAATTATGCTTCTCACGAAGTGTGCACTCCATGAACTCAACATAACGATTAACCGTTTCCGGCCAATATTCTCGCCGCTTCTCCTCGTCCAACCAGCGAGCGTAACGAGACGTTGCGATAAACGTCTGATAATCAGTTGGTAGGCTCATACTCTCTCCTTATTTCCAGATTTTAATGCTTCTAACGTGCTCTTTATAACGATTGAGACTATACTTCATCATACGATCCCAAGCAGTATTCAGAGACTCGCTAATTTTATAGTGTGTTTTATGATCCCAGTTTTCACGCTTAAAAGGAATCATTTGTACCACAGGGGTACCACAATCAATAACCCCAAACCAATCTCGCTTAATAAGAAATGGAAAATTAATAACCCGTGGATGTTTATCCGTATCTACAATAGCGGGAAGCGTATAAAAAGGGGTATCTCCCCGCCAAAATGGATGAGTAAATAATGTAGAGTAACCCTTAGGCGTTTTTACAATCCAATTATGCTGAAACTTATATAATTGTGGTTGCCAAATAGAAAAATCAATTGGGAATTTTGAAACTTGTGCAAGACTATGCGTCCCAATCATAGGCATAAGATTAGTAGGCCAAGACATAACATGTTCGCCTGTATCGTCTGATAAATGAACATTAATATCTGTTTGGCATGGAAGAATATAACCAGCCGTTAACATATCAAACACAGGCATACACGCTCTTACTGTTAGATTTGCTAGGCCCTCTGAACCAAACGTATTAGGCTTGTCATATGCCCAACGCTCCTGCTGTTTATACCAGTCTGGTAAAAACTCTGCCGCTGGAAGCGGAGGATCAAATACTTTTGCACCATAATCATCAGTAGGTATAAACTCAATTGTTGGCATAAACACCTCCTTTATTAAAAATAGGGCCGGAGGGGATCGAACCCTCACGCCCGTAGGCAACGAATTTTAAGTCCGTCGTGTCTGCCAATTCCACCACGGCCCCATTATTACTTACTACGCGCAACGATCTTAATGCCACGAGCACCATACGAAACCATATCCGGCTTACCATTCGTGATAAACCAGTAACCATTACACCAACTAGGATACGTCGTAGTGCCCTGCAAGTATTCCGTCTGAGGAATGTTAAAGAAACCACCCAACTCGCCAACAATAAACGAACCACTAGGATCCCAACCCATAGCACAATGATGCGTATGTGCAGTAAGCACATGACACTTCTTAACCTCTGCAATAGCAAGAGGATTATTCAAAGGGCTTTTAGAGTACGAGTCTGGGTGAGCAATAAAATAACGTTCCTTATTGCTCGTGATATAACAATGATCCAGATTGCTGAAACGCAACTTGCATCCGTGACGCGGAACATCCTTAAACACTTCGGTCATACTATCCACAAAAGACTCACGATACTCCGCAGCCTTAGTATACCGATAATCATGATTACCACGCAAGAACACAATGTTACTAAAGTTAGCACAAAGAATCTCCATCAGGCTCTTAGCCTCCGCAACCTCCTTCTCAATACCAGCACTCTTCTGCTTAGGATAATACGCGCTCAGCGAATCACCATTCAAGAAGTCGCCAGCGATGAGAAGATTCTTATAATCAGCAGCCTCGCTAAGAAACTCGTTAACAAGATCAGCATCATACAATGGTACGTGCCAGTCAGCCGTCACAGCCCAATCACCCTTTAACTCAAAGGGACGATCAAGCCCGAACTCAAACCTACTTTTATTCTTGGTATCAACCCGCATCAAGAAACTCTCCATTCATAATATTAGTCAAAGCGTCAAGCGCATCGTTAAGACGATAATTAATCATCCGAGTGCTGACACCATCATTAAGTGCCTGATCTTGAATAGGCATACCGTTCACAAACACATTCACAATCGTATAATATAATACAGAGTTCTGCTTTTGTAATTCTTTTAACGCATATACAATATCAAGATAATAATCTGAGAATGTAGAATCCGGGTGCTGTTGCAGGCTATAATAGTTCCTCAGCAGATTCTCCACTATCTCCTTCTCGTACACCATCTAGAATCTCCTCATAACTTACTGAATGATTATGCCGTAACCGCTTAGTGAACCGGACCCAATCCTTCATACGATTATAAACAATCCTACTTACTAGTTTAACATCCTCGTTCGTTTGTTTTTGTCTTAGATTCCATACTTTGCGTCTCGTATCAGGAGAGCATAACCATAGTGAGATCATGCCCTCCTGATAGAGATCATCATACTCTGCTGCTTTACGGAATGTATAAGCGGCGGAGTGGATAGCGCCTTTATACTCCCCGATAAACTCTTCGGGGCCCCACATCAGAACGGAAAATCATCCCCGGTGACGGCCTCAGCAACAGCAGGAGAAGCCGTCGTAGTAGGAGCAGAAACCGTGGTGTCACCAGCGACACGCACAACCGTAATAGCGGACAGGTTATGATACGTGACCTGCTCACCCGCCTTGTTCTGCCCAACACTAGACGAATACTTACCGTCACACACGAGGAAGTCGCCCTTGTTTACAGGAATGCTAGCCTTCTCAGGCCAGATCGTGACACTAAAGTTCTTGTTAGAACCAATAGCCCGGATCACTACATCACGAACCTCCTTACCGCCAGCCTGACGGGTACGAGGATCAAACTGCACGATACCAGCAACGGTCACATACTCACTCATCATTAGTCTCCTTGTCTGTATACGCATCCCACATTTTGAGGAATGTCTTGTACGGTACAACTACGAACCTTCTACCAGTTTTGGCTTCTCTTAGAAACAACGCCCATTCTTGCTTGCGAGCATTATGCTGCGCTTGTTTGAGGTCTGCGTCTTTCAATGAGAGGCGCTTCTGATACTTACATTCTGGTGCGAACTCTATAGGAAGATCGGTTACGTCTGGTACATCAAAACCACGAGGACCAGTACGAGTCCCGCCAAGATCACGAGCGACCTCACGCTCCCAATCCTTCCATTGTTTACTCCTGTTCGGAGGCAGGCTCATCCTGCTCATCCCCCGGATCACGATCCGTAATATAATCTACCGTCTCTTCGACATACTCATCCCACGACTTAAAATTATCGGGAAGAGCAGCGCGAAGAGCAGCAGCATCATCATTGGCGGCGATCACGGTGATAGCCTGCTCATCATCAGTCATAAGATAAAACGGACCATCAATAATAGCCCGCACTGTAAGGAACTCTAGCACTCCAGCAACCGTACGACCCAACTGCTCCTGATCGACATGTGCAAGCAACTCAGTCATGGCGCTATCATACTCTTCTTGCGTCAACTCTACAACATTATCCTCTGTATTCATACTTCACCTCCTTAGAATGCGTCGCTTGATACCATCAGTTCAACCTGCCCATCTATTGTATCACAGATCTCCACCTTTGTCAAGCCTCCGGCTTGTGTTCTGCGACTCTTAAAATGAACAAGGTTAAACTTGTTAGGGCCAGTCTTACGAGCCTCAATACCACAATCTACAGCAGCACCAATGTCTGAAGAGCCACGAGTGCGCACATACGAACTAGTAGAATCAGACTTGTTAGTGTGGTGTAGTAGGATCACGGCTGCACCAGTCTCACGACAAAGAGCGTTGATACTGTCGTTGAATAGGCTTGCCATCTCGCCAGCATTATTCTCATCCTTGGTGTGGAATCGGGTAAGACTGTCAAGTACGATCATGGTAGGCTCGTAGGTGATCGCTTCGTCTAGCAACTTATCAAAGTTACGATCAAGACGTACGCCCTGACGATGCAAGTAACGCAGGTTATCAAAATTATTTACTCCGAGTTGTCGGAGCCTATGGTAGACTACATCATGCGGGTTCTCCTCGTCAATATACAAGACTTTACCATGATTGGTAACTTCGTGTCCGATCCATTCGTTACGATTGTCAGACATCGCTACGGCTAGGCTAAGGCTGATCCAAGACTTACCAACGTTCGGCTCGCCTACTAGCAGAGTGGTATCTCCACGACAAATAAGACCCTTCACAAGCCACTCGTACTCTGGGGGTGGGATGCTAAGATCCAGAGCCTTATAGTGAAAGTTACCTGCGAGACTCTTGCTTGTAATATCCCTGAACGTGTCAAGAGTATACGAGTCAAAGAACTCGCAAATATCTTTCACATCAGATGGGAGGCTGATACGCCTAGCCTTAGCCCCGAGGATACCACGAAGCCTACCCCAAGCCGTGTCAACAGTAGTCTTTACATTATAATCATTATCATTGTCAAGAACTACGAAGACGCGCTCGTACTTGTGTAGTGGTGCAAGAACATCATCGGAGAATGCGTTGAAGCCGGGAAGGCCATACACGCTCTTTACACCTTCTTGCCACAAGCGCATCGTGTCAGTCTCACCCTCGCACAGCACAGCATAGGATTCTTCTGCTACTTGCTTGGGACGATACAGACTAACCTTAGCGCCTTTGGTGAAGCGGAACTCGCGCTGCCCGACCATCTTGCGAGTACGATCACCAGTCTCGTAGGGCAGGCGAATCCACTCCTCGCTTGTTGACTCTACACCAAACGCTTCAAGAGTCTCACCTGTGATACCACGTTCGTTCTGAAACCAATTCTTATGCGACTCTAGAATCAACATTCCTCCTATCGGACGACGCGAATAAAGACTTGTACCTGACGCTTGTTACGAGTGCGGCGCATAACCTGCCCGCCGTCACTATCATTACCCTGACTCGTGTTACCTTCGATACACTTAAAATCACCCTTACTATTAGGCTTTGTCTCAACGATACCAACATGATCGCTGATACCATCCCCCTGCCAGTCGAACATAGCAATGTCTCCGGGCTCTACCGTGTTAACAGGAACAACGACGAGTCCGTTGCGCTGTGATCGCGCATCATTTACCATGAACGGACAGTATGCCCAACGCGCCTTCTTCGGATCAAAAGACTGACTGCCCGCCTTCGTGTAACACCAAGTAACAAACATTGCACACCACGGGCCACGCAAACCATACCAGTCGGAGAACATAACCTTGTTAGAGTTCGGAGGCGACTCCTTAGTTCCAAGCCACTTCACCGACTCTGCAAGCGCCTTCTCACGCATCGGCTTATGCGAAACCTTACGCTTCTCAGCGCGACGCCGCATAAGCGCACTAGGCTTCTTCTTACGAGTAAGATAATCATGAAGCGCCTGACCATACGTCTGCGTACATTGCCGCTCAGGGTATCCGAGCATCCACTTAGCCTGCTTAGCAGCAGCCGCAGTAGTAGGACCAAAGATACCATCAACCTTACCAACCCAAGCGCCATACGACTGAAGCGCCTTCTGTGCCTTCTTAACATCCTCGCCACGCATATACGGGCTAGTCAACTTTAGGATTCTCACACCCAACTCCTTTGCTCTTTAATAGTCTTCTGCTCTTCAATATAAATCAACCTATCAATATACCACTTAGCCTTTAGCAGATCCTCCATTCCATTCTTGTAACGATAACGGGCTACATATTTTAGCACATTACCCTGATGATAGTCAAGTCCCAAGCCCTCAATGGCTGTAATAACTTCCATCTCTCCCTGCGTGTAATGCGCAGGACTGTTTACAGGATCATCAATCGCCATAATGAATCTTCCTATGACACGGACGACACACGGGAACACACTTCTCAATCTCTCTACGAAGAGAATCTGAAGAACGATTATACACAGCCTTCGACACGTTAAGATCCTTAGACTTAGGATCAAGGTGGTGAAGGTCGATCAGCGAGGGATGCAGGATCTTCCCACAACAATGACAAGGCTTATACTTAGCCTCTGCGACAATACCCTTGTTGATAATCGTGCGAGTGTTTGTCTTGTCAATACGACATTGGCGGCACAGGCTCTCGTGTGTGCCACGCTTCTTCTGGAAATAAAAATCGTTTACTGACTTAACTTCTTTGCAATGCGAACATGTCTTATACTCAATCACTATACGGCTCCTTGTCTGCCCAGTTAGTATACGAGACTTCGCAGTCCGTGTCAATACTAACGTATTCTTCTACGTTTTTATTCCCCATTAGTGTTGGGATTGTGTTAACTAGTGTTGGGATCTCGTTACGATCCGCGTCTAGGATGATCTCGTCATGCACGATATTTACTATATGTGTAGCATAATTAGTATACAGATAATCGTCTACTCTTACGACACTATCACGCATGAGGTCTGCTGCTGATCCTTGGATGAGCGCGTTGAGAGCCTTGTGAGACTCTGTAACGTGCAGCCTACGCCCATACAAACTCTGGATATAACCACGAGTATCCAAGGTTTCTGCGATACTCTGGTTAAGAAGGCTGATACCGGGACGAGTGTCATGATACGCCTTCAACAATCGCTTCGCTTCCTTAAATGATACTCCTAACTGTCGCATGATAGTGGGTGTGCCACCACCATAGATGATACTAAAGTTTAGTGTTTTGCCTACTTGGCGTTCCTCATCTGATACTTCGGGCTTGTTGTATAGTCCTTGAGCAGTAACGGAATGCGGATCCATTCCATAATTAATCTCGCCTGCCAAAGAATTATCCCCGATTGCTGCGGCAAGGTAGTATGCGAGTAGTCTGACCTCAATGGCTTTATAATCGAAGAATAAGTATGCGTCAAGTTTTGGGACGAATGCACGTTTCACATCCTTTTGGCTTCTGGGAATATTTTGTACGTTAATCAGTATCACCACCAATAATAGACTCATTGTAATGTTCTATATTATGACAGTTAGCGCAGATAACTTCACACTTATGTATTTCTGTTAATACTTTTTGCCACGAACTAGTCATCATAGCAGCGATACTACGGATTTTTATACCCTTAACATGATGGTACTCTAATGCTGCATGATGAGTATTATAGCCACAGTAAACGCATCCAGCAGAAAGTTTAGCGTCCCTTACAAACTCCCATTTGTGCTGCATACTTGGCTTTCTATAGTATTTACTCATGTTACACCATAATATTTTAGTTTTACTAGTACCATGAAGATATTCATGGCGGAGTCGAACGAGTCGGCGAAGATCGGCCAAGGCTTCTCAATAGTTTCTAGTGTGTTCTCGCTCAGCATACTACAATAATACCAGTTCCAACTACCATCCTCGTCCTCACGATAATAATCAAATAGGCTCATAACTAGCCTCAATCTGTTCTTTATACTTGGCGGATAGTGTTGCTACATTATCTTGGATTTCTTTGTTGTGCACTCGCTGGGCTGTGCTACTATGAATATGCTGGAGGTAAAGCAACTTGTCAATATGCTGATACCCTGTGCATGTAGTGAGTGTGCGGACTACAATATCATAATCATCAGCGACTCTGAGGCTAGTGTCGTGCCCGCCTAGAATATGGTATGCGACTCGTCGCCATGCTCGTACATGATTCGGGGCTGATACGATATGACTAAGCGTAACACTATTAATCTTTGGTGCTCGCATCACCCACATCTTATACACCTCATCATAATACTCGCCACCGTAACCAAATGCCCAGCCTTCTGGATACCTGCACGACTGGGCCTGCTCATTAATCTCAGCCCAATTAGAATATACAAACTCTACAGCCTCATCCTGAAAGGCAGAATTAATTTCTTCTAATGCGTCATGGGTGAGTTCATCATCATGGTCTAGTTCTACGAGAATGTCACCACGCCCCATCATAAACGCTTGGTGCTTGACTTCTCCGATGATACCGCTAGGGACATGGCTACGGTACATGCGAATGGTGTAGCGTTCGTCTGCGCAGAAGCCGTAAACTTGTCGCCATGCTAGATCATTAGGCGAGTCGTCCCATACGATCCATTCCCAATCCGTATACGTTTGATTCTTTAGGCTATGCCATGTACGGGCCAGCACATTTTGGGGTGTGTTATAGATAGGTGTGATTACACTAATCATAAATGCGTACATCCTCCTTGTATAGTGCTGGTGTACGGTTTTGCGCTCATACCTTATCCGATCCGATAGCCGCACGAATAGCGTGACGGATTGATTCGGCGCGAATCTTCAGCGCCCGTTCCTCTGAAGTCTTATAAAAGCCCGACGCAGCAAACGCTTCATATGTTCGCGCTACTTCTGCGGCTCGTCGGATTGCACCAAACGATAAAATATCGTCCTGATTTTGTGCGTCTTTTGCGCCAGCATCATAACCACTATTATAATCTTTATTCATGCTTCTGCTGCTCCGCTACTCATCCGACCAGTACGAGTACCATGCTGACGGAAGTTAGGATGCAAGATACCATTCTTAGCCTCAGTATCAAGCGCATCAAAATATGTAGACTTGATCTTATTAGCCTCACGCAATTCTACAATCAGCCCAGCCAACTCGTCATCTACTTGCGATAGCGCGTCTTTGGAGGTAGAGGATACCACGAATCCTCGTTCTTGTAGCGCAGCGAGAACCTGCTGGTGTGATTGTGGGTTAAACTCTTTCCCAGCAAGTTCCCCAATACGAGACTTAAGTTTGTAAATCCGATCACCATACTCCTTACGTTTTCGTGTAACATACTCACGATCAACCTGCATACCTTGTGCTTCGATTCGCAGCAAGGATAGTGTCAACCGCTTCTCAATCTCATACAAAGGAAGCAGATCATTATGCAAACGCTTCGTAAAATCTGTGTAGAGTTGCAATGTAAACTCTGCATCCTTTGCGGCATAAGGCGCTAGAATCTCATTCGGAATAGGATAATAACCATCCTCCTTCTTCATCTTATTCTTACGCCGCCAAACCTTCAGTACCTCATCCTCATCAGTAGACAAGCCGAGATATGAGGAGGCAAGATACTTTAGTCCTGTGGGCTGGTGCTCATCAATCAGATGCGCCATCGCCTGAGTGTCCTCAAACTTATCAACAAACACACGATAGGGAATACCTAGCCGCATCAACTTCTGCATATCAAACTTCGCGTTGTGCATGATGATACGATCAGCCTTGCCAAGATCAACAGTAACATCGCTGATAATATCAAACCATTCTGCGTCATACAACTCGCGCTTGTCAAACACATACGTTTTTTGTGGCGTGGCGATACTAATCATAAACGCCTCGTCATCCCAAGCGACACCAGTAGTTTCAGTATCAATTGCCAGTAGATCCAAAACCATTCTCCCCACGCTCGCCACCCCAGACCATGCCCGGATTAAAATAATAATCTGTCAGCCGAATAATCATCAGTTGGCAGACCCGCATACCATCATGAACACGAAACTCTTCATCACTAAAGTTCCCAAGCACAACCTTGATTGTATCAGAATATCCGGCATCAATCAAGCCGGGAGCGTTAAGTACGAACAAGCCGCCATTCTTAGCCAAGCCAGAGCGGGACAGGATTAGACCAGCGAATCCTTGTGGAATCTGCATACGAATACCAGTATCAACCGTATCTCGTCCCCAAGCAGGAATAGTTACATTCTCAGCAGCAAACAAATCATAAGCAGCATCATTAGGATACTTACGATAAGGAGCGTTGAGAATGTCCCCACTCTTATTTTCATAGTTGATTCGCATCAGTCCATCCTGTAACTAGCATCATCCGTATCGTTAAGACCGATCTTAATAGGCCCGCAACCACAATCACAGGTACACCACGGATTAGACGTAGTGTTAAACGCTTCGCCAGCCCAACCCTCAAGACACTCTAGCCGAAGGCTGATATGGTCAAGAACACTATAAAGAATACGCAACTCTGCTGCCATAGCAGCGGCTTCCTGCAAAACATACTCACGATTAACATTATTACTCATTAGATAACTCCCTTATCAGTAAGACTACGACGAATATCATCAACATTAAGATCCTTAATGCCTAGAATCTCACACATCTGATCCTTCTCAGGCATCGTTCCCGGATCCAACTCTAGCATACGCTGAGTATATGCTACAACCAACTGCTTAAGTGCTACATCGTTCTGCGCTGCTTGCCGCTGCAACTCTACAAAGTCACGCTCAGCAGCATCCCACAAGTAGAGCGCAATACCATACTGGTGGCACGCCTTCTTCAGAGCCTCAGCCTGCGCAGACTTCACAGCAGTATCAGGATCAAAGTTAATGTTCGCTCCGATACCGTCACGACTAATCATAGCCTTCTGCGTAGTGAGGAACGCATCATCATCATCCCCATCACCACCAACACTAATCACACCAATATCAGATAAGATAATTGTGAGCGTGCCCTGCACTACAGCCATATACTGCGGCTTACCACTACGAGTGGGAGCAGCATCTTTAATCTCCCAAGAGTTAAGTTGCCATGCCCAAGCATGACCAAGCACATCGTTCAGCCGGTTAATATAACCATCAATGGCTACATAATCCTGCCCACTCTGATTCTTCTTCACCAGAGAGGGGTGAAACTTCTCAGTTAGTTCGGCGGGAATCATCCGTCCTCCTTTGGCACAGGCCAATAATAATTATACTCTCCAACAACGTCAGGATAGATTACATTATACCATGCTGGGTTCTTAAATACAAGGGCCGACTTGTGTGAATCGTGCACACGATTATCGCCCCACCAGTGTGGCAAACCTACAGGAGTCTGATTAAAATGTTCTGACCAGACAGCATACGTTTTAGCCTCACAAGTATCTTTATAGCCGCGACGTACCCATTCCGTACAGGTTGCTCGCTGATACATAAGCAGGGCAGTTTCATAACCTTGCCACATACGAGTAGCGGGATGATTAGTCCAACCCTTGCTCAGACCAGCCAGCGCATTCATAATTTGTAGAGTCTCTACGCGCTGCTTACCTAGCCGTTGACGGTCAAGGATACGCACACTATTAGTCATACTAGTCTCTGGCACGAATGTCTGCACAATGCTCCTTAATATACGCTGCAAACTCTTCCTGACCCTTATCAGTAAACTGATACTTGCCAAGAAACTTCTCAATCCAACCCAACTGCAAAGCCAACGCTAGAGTAGGATCATCAACCTCAAACTCCAGATTAGGAAGAAACCTATTCTTAAGTTTAGACCATGTTCTCATCATTAATCAACCTCTGATAGCCGGGGCAATCATCAATCAACGTCATCATAGACTCGTCGGATACAGTCAAACCCTCAACACCATTATACTCGTACCAGTTACCAATATGCTGCTTCTCTTCCTTGCTGCAACCACACGGATCATCTTCCTGATCCTTCCACGGGCAGAACATTGTAGAATAATGAGGCTTGTACCAGTATTCCCAACGCCGCTCCTTCTTATTATGCTTCCACTCGTACACACCATCTAGCACATCAGGCAACGCGAGCGAGTTAATCTGGTAAGCATCAAGCGCAGCCTCAACCTGTTGGATACGATGCGTAAGCACATCCTCACCGATAGGATTAACATAATAGAATGCGGGCTCAGGCCAGCGCCTACGATAATCCGGCGTAGTAGGCAGATACAAAATACCTACACTATGCACACCCGGCATACCATAATGATAATAAGCGCTAACCTGCATGACATGCTCAGGCTTAGGACCATCAAGAAACCCGAACGACGTACCACTAATAGTCTTATAATCAACAAGCATAAGATTACCCTGCTCATCATTCACA